ATGAAGCCAATCGTGACATCACATAAACCGATTGAGGTAAGGATTCGTGTGGATGCGCCTGTAATAAAGGGCGTTACTATACGCGATGCGCGCGAGACTAGTAAACCATACGATATGGCTGAATTGAAAGAGCGATTAAAAGAAAGCAAATTGACGCATGTTACCATGAAGATTACTTCTGCAGCTCCGATTGAAACGCCATTGTCTCTTGTTCCGCAAGCACCGCCCGCTAAAAAATATGCAAAAAAAATAACCAAGAAAAAATTAGTAATTATTGATGAGGATGACGAAGAAAAAGCTACAGCACCCGAGATGATGGCCGAGACGGCAGTTGCCGTAATTGAAAAGGAAAGCGCACGACGCACACCTAGAGTACAACGGGGAGTTGCAGAATTGGGACCCGAAGAATGGGTTGAAATCAGCGGTGAAAAAATCACGAAACGATTGCCCGCAAAGGAGCCACCTGTCAAGATCAAGTTATCCAGTTATTACATGAATAACCGCAAAATATTTGTTAATTTTATCAATTCCTTTTTTGAACGATACCGAGAAGAATTGGAAAGTGTGGAAAAGACGCTTACTTGCGATTCACTCAAGGGTGCGGACTCGTTTTCTTTGTTGACCCACCAAAAAATTGTCAAGGATTATATGAATTTGTATACTCCGTATCGTGGTCTTTTACTCTATCATAAATTAGGAACAGGCAAAACGTGCACAAGTATTGCCATTGCCGAGGGCATGAAAAACCACAAGCGCGTTATTATCATGACACCAAAATCGCTTAGGGACAATTATATGGAGGAATTGAAAAAATGCGGAGATCTCATGTACAAGAAGAATCAATATTGGGAACGAATTGACGACCCTTCTGCGTTTGAAACATTGTCTAGCGTTCTAGGATTATCAATGGAGTATATTACTCGCAACAGGGGTGCATGGTTGGTTGATATTTCAAAACAACCCAACGTGCTATCCAGCAGCGATATGAAAAGTCTAGACGACCAACTAAACGAGATGATTCAAAACAAATACACCTTTATCAATTATAATGGTTTGCGCGCGACTCGTCTACAAGAGCTTACCAATGATTATGAGAAAAATCTTTTTGACAATAGCATCATTATTATAGACGAAGCGCACAACTTTATTAGTCGCATAGTGAATAAATTGCAAAAGGAAAAGGCGGTTCCAGAAAACGCGCGAGGAGAGAAAGAAAGGTTGCCAAAAGCCATGTCTTTGAAATTATACGAATACTTGTTGTCTGCCAAGGATGCACGCATCGTCCTGCTTTCTGGTACGCCTGTCATCAACTATCCCAACGAAATTGGAATACTTTTCAACATATTACGAGGTTATATCAAGACTTGGGAAATTCCACTAGAAGTGAAGACCACCAAAAAAATAACGGCGGAAACACTCCAAGAAGCTTTGCAAGGAGAGAAGATTTTGGACTTTTTGGATTATTCGCCCGCCAGTAAAAAATTATTTATAACACGAAATCCTCTTGGGTTTAAAAACAAAATCAAAGAAAGAACCGGTTATCACGGCGTATCTAATCAAAAGAAAAACGACAAGGATGAGACTATTATTGAGACCGATTTTGTTAGCGACGACGCTTTTGAGCGCAAAGTCATTGGGTTGTTGCAGAAAATGGATATAGATGTCAAAACCGCGGGGATAAAAATTCACAACTACAAGGCGTTGCCTGATAAATTGGACGAGTTCATATTGCGTTTCATTGACCCTGCAACGAAACAAATGAAGAATGCTGATGCGTTTAAACGGCGAATTCTTGGTCTTACATCTTATTTTCGAAGCGCACAAGAGAGTTTATTGCCTCGTTATGAAAAGACGCCCGAATATTATCATGTTATTAAAATCCCCATGAGTAATTATCAGTTTCAAGTATACGAATCTGCGCGAAAAGCAGAGCGTAAAATGGAAAAGAGCTCCAAGTCAAAACAAGGGCAGTTTGACAAGGACGGCATCTATAAAGATCCCACTTCAACCTATCGCATTTTCTCGCGCGCGTTTTGCAATTTTGTCATGCCAAATCCGCCTGGCAGACCCATGCCAGAACAAAATAAGCAAGTTGGGGATAAAGCAGGCGCTGGTGAAAAAGAACCCGTATCGGAAATGGAAAATCTGCTAACCAAGGCAAAGAATGTGGAACTCGACCAAGATGTCAATGCAGATAATGAAGGCGAAATTGAAGGTGATGAAGCCATTAATGCAGTTGCAGATGCGACCTATTTGGACCGATTGAACTCTGCAATAGAAGAGGTTAGAAGAAACGCTTCTGAATTCTTGAACAAAACCGCTTTAGAAACGTATAGCCCCAAATTCTTGGCAATGTTGGATAATATACAAGACCCCGCATATCCAGGCTTGCATTTGGTGTATAGTCAGTTCCGGACGCTCGAAGGTATCGGATTGTTCTCCATGGTTCTTGAACAAAATGGGTTTGTCCGCTTTCGCTTGAAAAAGACCACATCTGGCGGATGGGAACTTGATATAAAAGAAGAAGACCTTGGTAAGCCGACCTTTGCCCTTTACACTGGTACGGAATCTGACGAGGAAAAGAAAATCGTCTTGAAAATATACAACGGATTCTGGGACGATATTCCAACAAGTATTGCAACACAACTTCGTAAGATGGCGCTTAATAATAATTTGGGAGAGATTATCAAGGTATTTATGATTACGTCCTCTGGTTCGGAGGGTATTAACTTGCGTAATACCCGCTACGTGCATATAACCGAGCCTTACTGGCATCCTGTTCGTATGGAACAAGTCATCGGTCGTGCACGTCGTATTTGTAGCCACAAGGATTTACCGATTGAGTTGCAATCTGTGGAGGTGTTCGTTTATTTGATGACGTTTTCCAAAGCACAAATTGATGGCGATGATTCAACGGAACTCAAACGAAAGGATTTGAGCAAGCGGGCACCACATATCCCATTAACCAGCGACGAGGCCTTGTATGAAATTTCCACGATTAAGGAGGCAATCAACGACCAATTAACGATTGCCATTAAAGAAGCGGCCATTGATTGTGCGGTATACTCGCGAGGCTCTAAAGAAGGATTGAACTGCGTCAGCTTTGGCGAACCGAATAACACGTCATATTCATACAACCCAAATATGGAACTGGACCAATCGGATATGGTTGCAGCGATTAACAAGGATAAAATTACTTGGACGGCTGTGCCGGTTACTATTTATGGGATAAAGTATGCAGCGCGTAAAGTGAAAGAAACGCTTTATAATATTTATGATTTGCAAAGTTATCAAAAAGCAGTTGAAGCTGGTGGCGACCCCATCTTAATCGGGACCCTTGAAGTTAAGCCAGACGGCAAAAAGATATTCAACACGTTGATTAACTAAGTTATTCGGTGTAATATTATTTTCATATTCTACTAATTATTTTATCCATTCTATATATAAAGATAGAATGGACATTCGTCAAACCATTACAGAAACCAATATTTTCACAATTTTTATATTTATTCTAATTATCTCTGGTAATTTTATGGCGCTTGTGCCATGCAAACTGCAAGACGAGTTAAATAATAACATGTATGTAAAACATTTATTCGGTTTGTTCACAATGATATTTTTTGTTACGTTGGCTGCACCAGTTAAAGATAAAACAATTTCAGCAGTTACATTCAACTCGTTTTTATTATACTTGTTATTTATTTTGATTACAAAAGTTCATGTTAAAGTTTTTTATGTAATAGCGGTTTTATTAGGTAGCACATATATAGCAGTTTTACTTAAACAAGCTGATATTGATAAGATAAGCGCTAACGCTACTGCAACCGACACTAAAAATAACGATACTATGGAACAATCTAAAGAACAATCTAAAGAACAATCTAACGAAAATGTTATCCTAGCTAATCAGCTAAAGATTTATGATAATGTTATTTTCTATAGCTATATACTCATCTTGTTATTAACCATTATCGGCGTTTTGGCATATATGGGTGAAAAAAAATTAGAATACAAAAAGAACTTTAAATATGTTACATTCTTTTTAGGTAAAACTATTTGCAAGCATAGTTCGTCTAATATAGATATGATTAAGGCTTTACGATATTCTATATAATTACTACGTGAAAACTAATTGCTTAATTACCTTATCGTCTTTCTGGTCGTCTTTCCGGTTGTCTTTCTAATCGTCTTTCTGGCTGTCTTCCTTGTCGGATCAATAATTCTTCCAATTGGTCGAATCGTTTATTAACATAATCATACAAGGCTTGGACGTCCATCGTAGGCGCTCTCGTGGTTAGGGGTGTGAGCTCAAGTGGATTTTTAAAGTTGGAAAAAAGAGAACCATTCGATTGCATCTGATTAGGTTCTCTGGGTTCAATAGTAGTGTTATTACCCCAAGAAATCTGTTTTGGGTTGGTTGAGGTAGCATCATTTAATTCTTCGGGTTGTAGAGAAATATTCAGGTCGTTTTTCTCAATCTTGATTGTTTTCATAACGTTAGCCTTTTCAACGGCTTTTTCTTCTTTTATAGAAGTTGGTGCGGATTTTAACCAGCTTTCAGCGTCAGCCTTATTTGCCGACTTGTAAAATTTGTCTAATTCCAAATTACGTTCTGCAATCGTTCGTTGTATAATCATATTTAGCTCTGTAATTGGTTCATCCTTTGTATTGTCTGTAAATACTGGGGTAGTTGGAATGGGTACGGACATTGCACTTGTAAACTCTTGTTGTTTTTTACTCAGTTCTTGTTCGAAATGACTGGCGCGATCATTTTGTAATTCTTCTTGAGTTACTAATATCTTTTTGGCTGGAATAGTCTTAGCTAGTTGAGTTGGGGCTTGTGTTAACAAATTTAACATCAGGAATATAAATTGCTTGTTTAATCCAATTAAGGTCGTTTCTTTCTTTGACTTCTCTCGATCGTAAAATTCTGGAAGTGTCTTAACAAATATTTCTTGAGTACGACGATCTTTCAAAATAGTATCTTCGTCTATCAGAACCTCCCATAACATTTGCACGTTTGGAGCTAATAAAAAATCTTTAATTGACATTACAATAAATATATAATAATGTTTATATATTTATCCTTGGTTATTGATAGTTTTTAGAATAATTTGTCTTGATTAAAATACACCTTGCGAAACTTTTCCATGTATTTATCTTTTAATATATGGGTTTTTAAATAGTGTGATGTTATCTTATCTTCAAGCATGTGAACTATGAAAAATAACGAGTAAATACCACACTCGGTATTCCCATATTGATGCTCTACTGGGTGATTCTGGTCAAATGTAAAATTCATTCGGAGTGATTTACCTTGCGTAATAATAGTATTTGCAAATTTCATTATCTGTGGAGGGATTTTCTCTCCCGCGCTATCAAAATAAAATATCGTGCGTTTTTTGATATTAATAAACATGCTTACCCAATGCGACCCACCTTTGTCATGAGGATCTAAATTGAAACTAACCCCAATCTTGGTTTTGCCCTTATTAATTTGTTCTTGTAGATTAAATTCGCACAACTCTTGCCAAACGCACTCGCCATACATTTGTTTTGTATCATAATCAATCGGACTTGGTCCCATAAATTCAAAACATTTATATGCCTTTTCATATTGTTTCATTACGTTCATTATATCTACACTTGACAACCACTCATTTGGATTTTTCTTCCATTCTTTTGGTGATTCAGGCGCAAATGAATCAGTTAATTCA